ACTCCTGGGCCCAGACCGACTCCGCTACTCGTTTTGGGGCAATCACCAAGGTCCTCCCCAAAGAGCTCTCCTTGATGATGGTGAGCGCCGTCACAGTCTTTCCCAGGCCCGGCTCCAGGAAAAGGCCAACGTGCGGCAGACTTTTTGCCCGGTGTATCAGGCGGTTTTGGTAGTGGTGCAAGTCTGTCTTTGAAAGCATTTAAAACCTCTTTTCGTTTGTCGTGCAGCCAGTCGGCCACGGCGTACAATTCTTTTTCTGTTACGTCTTGTTTTATTTTGTTTGCAATAAAGGATATGAATACAACGTTGCCTTGCACGTAACCAAGCTCTGGCACGACCCTGTCCAGAGACGGAGAATTTTCTTCAGGTCCGTGGCCTTTGTCTGGGGTTTCCCACATAAACTCGGTACCAAAGATAGGGCACCGTTCGCCCGCTATCAAATCTAAAAACTCGTAAGTAAGATCAAACGGGATGCCGTTAGTCTTGCAGCGACTTTTTATTTTTGAGAGGCTCGTCCGAAGATAACCCTCTCTGGTTTTTCTGTAGCTTCGGTACCAATCACGGTGTTGTTTGTTCGACCAGGCCATCGACGTCTTCCTTAGATCGCAATACGGTTACCGCAAAGCCCTGACGCTCTAATTCTCGAAACACGTATTGCTGCCTTTTTGACAGCCTTCCCTTTTCCGTTTTTAGCTCTACCAGAAGTATCTTTTTGTTTAGGAATACTATTCTGTCCGGCACTCCCGTCACCGTGCTGATCCACTTTAGGCTCAGTCCCCCCAGCTCCTTCACCCTTTTGTTTAGGTAGCTTTCGACTTGCTTTTCTAGCATTCTTCTCCATCTCCATCCGTATGCCTGTCGTTATCTGCTTTACGATGTGCTCGGTGAGATAGGCGCGAGACTCTTCGCCGATCTCCTCCGCGGGCTCGCCTATGTGCTCAAAGACGCGGCAGACGCAGTGCGTTGCCTCGTGCGCGATCACGCCGGCCAGGTATGCGGGGTCCTCGTCGACGCACTCCTTCAGGTCGAATGCCAGGACGATGACCCCCTCCTTGCCGTCGGTAAGATAGTGCGTCTCTGCAATCCCCTCATCAAGAGCGGAGGCCTTCATGGTGATGCCGTGGTCCTGGAGGATTTTTTGAAACATTTCGTTGGAGAAACATAGCTTGATCTGTGCCGGGAAGTGGCCGCAGTCTACGTGGTAGTAGCCCCAGTTTTTAGGCATCGGAGATTATCCCGTTAAATTTTTGGTAGTAGCGAGGCTGGATGATCAGTATGCCATCTTCTTTTGTAAACCTTAGGTAGCAGACGCCGTGACTCTCAACAATGCCCAAGACATCACTCAGGCACTGATCCGCGGCTTCGGCAGTAGATGACTCCAACAGCTTATCGACCCCTACCATGACTATTTTTGGCATTGTTTTCTTTCTTCTACGTTTCTCATTATTCGCCTCTTCTCGTCATCGTTGGCGTAATACCAGGCCTCTATCTCGTTCAGCGTACGGAAGCAGCCGTGGCAGATCTTTTTCTCAAAGTCGATCTCGCACACGCTGACGCATGGCGATGTCGGGCAGCCGAATATCACCTCCCAGTTTTTATCAAACTGCTCCTGGTCCTCGATCGGTCGCTGCCTGGATCCCTTACCTGCCTCGTGCATTTCTGTCCTCCCTGATCCCGATCCAGACGGCCACGGCCATGACCAGGATCATCCAAAGTAAAAACTCGGCCGGTCCCTCGTAGTAGGCGTGCTTTCCAATCACATCCGCCTCCCGCAGTTAAATGACTGTGTCCCGATCCGAAACGACGAGCTGTACTTGCAGTCGTCCAGGATCCGGCCCTCGGTCACCAGCATCCCGGCCATCACTCCAATAACTAATGCAAAAATCGGGGCCATGGCCTTTGCCCAGTGCCGTCTTACCCACTTCTTCAGTGCGGTTATTTCCTCGTGCATCACAGTCTCCCGTTCATGGTATCGGCCGTGATGCACTCGGTGATCCAGACGACCTGCATGTTGGTCGCGTTGGCCACCCAGTACCTCATCATGCCCTCCTCGTTGTCGATGCTGACAATCAGCAGCGTGTCGTTATCCTTGCAGGCCTTGGTGGCCTCGTCCAGCGCCGACAGCGCGGTCCACTTTCCTATGCGGTGTATTTCTGCCATGTTGACTCCTAAAAGGGTGCCGGCCCGAGCTTGTCGAGCTGTTTCTTTTTGTCTTCCTTCTTGGCGCGCTGGTAGTACTTGACGACCAGCTTGCGCTCCTCGGGCGTTTTAAACGGCCAGTCCCAGCGCTCCTGGGTCATGCCTGATGGGTGCAATTTCATTTTTCTCTCCTTCGCATCATCGCACGAGCAATCCAGTCGGCGACTTGAGCTATTTTGTCTGTTTCGCTTCCGGGAATGGTTTCGTGGTTTCTTACTTCTTTCATAGATTCCGGGTTTGCTAATAATCCTTGCAAGGCATGCGCAGCAAAATAGTCGTGTAAGGTTATGCCTTTGTTGATGTAGTTGTACTGTTTGTCTGCATCATTAGCGAATGGGAATGCGTATTCAGTGCGTGTCATTGTGTTTCTCCAGTTTAGTGATATACCGATCAAGGTACCAGCGCGCCTTTTTGAGGTCCTCGATCGGGCAGTGTGATTTGATCCCGGCGCGCGAGATGTACTTTACCACGTTGCCAAGGTGGTACCCAAGACGTTTGGACTCGATAAAATCAATGGTCTCGATCCCTCCGGACTTGTAATGGGGTGGGTGGTTGATGATGTCGCTCATGCCTGCTCCTCAAAGTCGAACCACTCGTAGATCTGTTCCATGACAGCCGATTCGATGTGGTGCCGCACGTCGTGCTCGGAGGGGTTGTCGTTGTGCTTGTGCGCTCGGTTCCAGCCGATCTCGGTGCCGTCCTCGACGCACATCAGAAGCACGCTCTCAAACTTTGGTTTCATGTTGCCTTCCTTTCGCATATAACCGTTGCCGTTACGTAGTCGTCGCTGTCGGAGATGGTGACGTGGTGCACCCACTCCAGCGAGCCCATCTGGATCGTTGCCTTGCCAGACAGTGCCAGGTAGGGCGCGCCGTCGTCGTGGTTGAGTACTTCCACCTGTCGAACATCGAGCTGTGGGATCCTGGAGGCCTTGACGAATGCCTCCTTTGCCGCGAATCTCCTGGCCAGGTAGTTCACGGCCAGTAGCTTGTCATCCACCATCTCCGCGTAGACCTGCAGCTCTCGGTGCCCGAGTACCTGGTGCGCCAGGGCCCACCCCATCTTCTTGGACATGTCCGCGATTCTTTTTATCTGCAGTATGTCGGTGCCAATGCCGTGTATCAAAATATCTCCTCCCTGAAATCGCCCAGCGTGTTGACGTACTGCTGCGCGCGCTCGGTGAAGCGTACGCCGCGGTACACGTTGCGCCGCTCGCCGTTGACGCGGCTGACGGTGCTCTCGATCTGCTTGTCCTGCGTCGCGGCCATGAATCGCCGCTTGAACGTCAGGTCGGTCCCGGGGTTGATGCTCTTGCGGTGTGCCCAGTGCTTGAACACGGCAAACAGCTCGTCCTTGTCGACCTCTCCGGCAGAGTCCAGGATTAGCACGTCCTCGATGAAGATCTTCAGCGGATTGGACAGCTCCTCCATCACCTCCAACAGCTCGAGACCGCTCTTGGGCTGCAGGAAGTGACCCCCTCGAGATACGCGGCGGTGCTCGCCCTCCATGGCCCAGTTAAAGATGCCCGAGAGCTCCTTCATCAGCTTGGTCGCGAGATCCGTATCCTCCCTGCCGTAGAACGAGTGAGTCATCTTCAGGACGATCATGCGGCCCGTGAGCGCGTTCGAGTTTTCTGTCAGCTGCAGCACCTCGTTGGAGTAGACCACGATACGAGTCGGCAGGTATCCGTTCCATGCCTCCTTGTTCTTGCGGTTTACAGTAACAGTGTCACCGCCAACAATACGCAGCAGCTGAGAAACAACAGCATTGCGATTTCGATCGGGCGCACGCGCGTCCGTAAACGATGCAAGTAATTTTCCAAGCCACGGTTGTAGTCCGAACGTGTCACAGAGCTCTCCTAGTTCTGGCGCGACGGTGTTGTGCTGTCCAAGCAGCGCCACCAGCACCTTGTTGATGGTCCCCTTGCCTGATCGGCGGGGTCCGATTAGATTAAAAAACTTCTGCTGGCGCGTGTCTCCGGAGAGTACGTAGCCGAACATCTCCTGCAGGCACTGTATCGACTCGGTGTCCTTCTCCCACAGCTGCGAGAGAAACGATTCCCAGGTCGGGCAGGTCGCGGCAGGGTCGTACGAAAAGGGCAGGCTGTTCTGGGTGAAGAATCCTAAAGAGTGTGGTAGTAGCACCGACTCCTCAAGATGAAATAGTCCATTCTCCACCGAGATGAGCTTACCCGCCTCAGGGCGGCCGTTCTCGTAGCCCGCAAGCCAGACAGGCGGCTTGGTGTTGGGCGCGTTGCGTAGGTGCGTGAGGGCCTTTGTAGCATCCAGCGCCGCCGAAACCGATGCAGGGTTTGGAGCGAATGGAATAAGATTCCCACGACGGTCCGTCTTCTGGCAGCGATCAAGGAATTGATAGATCGCGGCCCGTATTGTCGCCTCCTCAATCTGCTCGTAATGTGTCCCGCGGTATACGTACCAATCGTCGGCGTAGTGTACAAGCTTAACCCCTTCTTCGCATGTGTAGAGAGACTCCAGAAACTGACGCGCGTGTTCCATCGGGGCCTGGCCGAGTACTATCTCGCCGCGCTCCAGGGCCTCCTGCTTTTTTGTCTGGTTGACCTTGAATATCAGCGATCGCAGCGTGGCACCGCCCTTCTTGGTAAACGTGTCCCACTTCCGGTCGCACAGCCCCGGGCTGTAGGATCCGCACTTCCCGTCGTTGTCCGACCAGCGGTCCCACAGCTCGAGCGCCTCGACGTCGCCGTTAAACTGGTGGTGCAGGGCCATCCCGACCGTGATCCACTCGGTATAGCTGCACTCCGGGTCGAAGTGTGGCAGCAGCTCCGTCTCGACTCGTGCCAGGTCGTACTCCTCGACCGGGGCACGGTAATCCGCGAAGTCGTCGCCGGACTGTTTTACCGTCCGCTCCGGTACGATGGTCGACAGGTCCTGGGCCTCGGTGGGCAGGTCCCCGCGCACCTTGCGCCCGGTGACGGTGAAGTAGCGCCCGCGTGGGTAGATCTCTATACCCTTCTCGTGGTCGACGTGGGCATAGCCCAGGTCTGCCCGTGTGAATATCTTCACGCCGGTCCCGGACGGGCTGATCTCCATGTAGCCGTCGACGCTGTCCGCTATGGACTCCGAGTCTGGGTTTGTGAAGTCTCCCGTCTGGGGGTCGATGCAGTCGTCGAGGTCGATACCGACCAGCTTGTCGGAACCGTCGAAGACGAACCCCACCCCGTCGAATCGGCCGGTCATGTAGGCGCTCTGGGCGGACAGGAAGTCTGTCCAGGTCTGGGGGTCGTTGCTCTTGGCCGCGCGCTTGTCTGCCTGTACAGGCAGCTTCTTCCACTTCTTGCCGTCGTTGTCGACGACCTCGACGTAGTCCCACAGGACCCACCTCGGCACCATCTTGAGCGCCATCGGTATGTCCTCGAATATCACCGGCAGGTTGTTAGGTTTACTCATAGATTTTCCCTTGTGTTGCGTCATTCTAGGTCTGGTCGTTTTGGTGTGTCAATACGGCAAAATTTGCCGTTTTTGATTGTCGGCCACTTACGATCCAAAGTTAAAGTCAATTCTCGAATATTGCCGGGGTTGCGGGGGTAGTAGGGGTCTAAACGTAATTATTCGTTTTTAAATTAAAAATTAAAAATGAAATTATTCTGGACCGACCTCACATAGACCCCCGCTACCCCTACTACCCCTGACAAATGTCCGGACAAGTTAGGCACGGTTCAGGTAGCGATCGGCAAAAATTGCCGCCGCCAGATACATATCCTTGGCCGCCTGTTCCATCTCGAGCGCCAACGACTCGGCCATTCGCTTGGCGTAGTAGTTGGTCCCTGCCTGGGCAAGCATAAACTTTAGGATAAGCTCTTCACGTGTTTCCATGTTAGTGACTCCTTGGTTAGTTAATTGGGATAAAATTTTTGCGTTTTAAGACGTCCGTGAACCACTCCCTGAACTCTGCCCTTGCCTCTGGGCTCTGGACGTCGTACGGGCCGCATATCGCGTCCAGGACGTGCTCTCCGGTCTCGGAGTCGTTTGCCACGATCCGCTGCAGTATGCCGCGATCGTCGTGCACCTCGATCAGTCTGACCTTTTTCAATCCTCGCTCTCCTCTTGAAATTTTTCCTGATTGAATGACTCCAGCGATGCCGGCTCCCTGGATATGTGCTCCCTGAGCTCGTCCAGGCGGCTGACGTGGACCTTGAGACGGTCGGCCAGCTCGGCGTCGGTGGGCTCCCTTCTCAGCTCCTGGCTCATGGCCCGCTCGGTGTACTTCATGCGCCGTATCTCCTCGGCCACGTTGACGGGGACCCGGATCAGGCTCCACTCGTTATCAAGGGCCCTCCTCACGCCCTTGAGAATGAACGGCTTTGCGTACGTCGCGAACCGGGCACCATTCTTCGGGGTCCACTTCTTGGCGGCTCGGATCAGCGCCTCGTTGCCCATGGCGATGAGATCCTCGAACGGCACCGCCCCGTGGTGCCATGCCGGTGTCTCCTTGACGACCGAAACGACAAACCTGAGGTTGTGCCGTACAAGTTTCTCCAGCGCGGCGTTGTCTCCGGAGGCGATCATGCCGG